GCAAATGCTGAGTAATCTCCCCCAACGCCTCGCGAAGTGTCCGCCACAAGCATATAGATATGATCTTGTCCCTCGTACGTTCCATCGTCTTTTTTGGTTGCTCTAATTGGTTCTTCTAAAACATCCAGTCCGTCTTTTGTATAAACGAATTGACGAGTAGACATCTGAGAAATTGTGTCGGGATTAATAAGAGTATTGGATGAACCTAAGAATCTGCATAAAACCTCTTGGTTAAACTTTAGTTCGCCAAGCATAGATTTTTGTTCTGCTGCCCATTTCTCATCTCTACCAGGAATTTTGCTATATGGAATGAACATTGGGACAAATCCATTCAATCCTTGTTCTGCCTCATTCCAGAATTTCCAGAAGTGGTTATATCCCAATGGTGTAGATGTAAGAAGAATCTTTGTTGTTTGTCCCGCAGAAATTGTTGGGTAAACAGATGTGAAAAATTGTTCTGCAACATTATTTGGAATAATTGCTGCTTCGTCAATATACAACCAGTTTACAGATTTACCTCGAATACCAGATGAGCTTGTAGCTGACGTAAATACTTTAGATCCATTTTCAAGTTCAATATCACCCTTGTTGAATGTCTTGACACCTTGCTGCATCCACATAGGAAGCATCTCATACATTAGTTCGTATCGAGAAAGAACCTCTCGAGCTGCCGACGATTTATTTGCCAGAATAGCAACGGTTTTGTTTTCTTGAAATAACGTATACCAAAGAATACATGCTGCAGCTGTGATGGTCTTTCCCTGTTGGCGACCTTCCATCAAAATAACTTTACGGTTATTGAGTATTACGTGCACTTTTTCTTTTTGGCAATCATATAATTTAAATGGTACAAGTCCGTAATCAAGAGAAACAATCTTACAGTAGTTCTCAATAAAATAGATAGGATCCTGCATACAACGCATAAGTTCTTTAACTTGTTCTGCGCTGTAAGATTCGACAATTCCTATCGGTTTAAGATTGGGATTGCCGTTATAAGATATTTGTTTATTGCTCAATTGTTTTGCCGTCGTCTTTGTTCTTTAGCATTTTAAATAAGTCTGCAGTTGAACCTGCGAATACTACGTTATTATTTGTAACATTCTTTGCAGATACAGCGTCGCCGTCTTTTAAATCTTTAACTTTTTTCTGCAATTCAATTAAATCTTTAGCAACATCTGATACGGTTTTTATTAATTGGCCAGCAACCTCATATGTTCTGGGATGCTCGGAATTTTTAGCAAGTTCAATCATGTCATCCAAAGTGTTTTCACTTTTATATATTAGATTGCGTAATGTACTTCTTGCCAATTGGTAATCATCTTCTTGATCTAAGTTTTTGCTTGTTTCTGGCGCAATAACAGGCAAATTTTCCGCAGGGGCCTGAGATTCAATATCAAAAATCTTATCAAGTTCTGGTATATGTTTCATTAAAAATCTTCAAAGGTTTCAATAAAGCCAATGTCATCTCCAGGTTTAGCTGTCAATGGATTTGGTTGTATAGTAATAGATGATTGCTTTTCAGTTAAATTTTCATTACTATAAGTGTTAGCAATAACTTTCTTAATAACACCCTGTCTATTAATTGGGCCATAATAATTTAATTTCATTGTAAAATTTAATGTCCAAATAATAGACCGTCTATCTGAAAAATCGCCCTCATAGGTATCGTCGAAAGATATACTATTTAGTAGAATTGGTAAATCATTTTTAATACCCATCTGCGGTATTGTTTTCATCGTTAAATTATAATCAGGATTAAAGTATGGTATAATTTGTTCTATTATCTGTAAACCATCATCTTGATTCTTAGCATATACGTATAATGCAACTTGTATATTATACGGAGTAGGTGCATACTGAGCATCTAAGGTATTAATTGTAGAATTAATTGCTCTATTTTGTTGAAGCGGACTTATTTTTCGATTAACATCATATTCCAACGACAACATCTCAAAAGACATTCTTGGCAATACTACTTGAACTGGCCGCTCATCCACATTGGGTTGCTGTTGTATTCTAGTTAAGAACTTTGTTTTAGGCGCATATGATAATGGTATTCTTAATGTTTCTGCACTATTTCCATCCGCATCTTTACGATCAATGGTAATCGAATTAAACATATTACCAAAAGCAACAATTGCTTTTCGGGTTGTTCCCCAGTAAAATCTTTGATCTAACATTATTTAAATACCTCACCAAATGGATTTCTTTCTGTGAAATCTAATATGTCTGTAATACCAGTATCAAAGTCGTCGTTTTTAGCACCAGCATCAACTGTTGTTATTTTGTAACTTTCTAGAATCATCGGTGTTTCTGTGTTAAATTCTAATAATAATGACCCGTCTGATTCTATCAATAATTCAAAGTTGTTAAGATTTTGATCTATCGAATCTGCATAAGTATCAATCTCATCAATACCCGTATTAAAGTTCTCGCTAGAGAATTGCATTAGCTCACATTGCATTCTAAATATGTAGAGTTTGCCAAGCTGATAGAATGGAGTATCACCTTCTACTTTGCGTATTTCAAAATAAGATTTGGTTAACGGGAAGTATAATACGTCACCTTCGGCGGGTCTGTTAGCCAAAACTGTTTGACCTTTACTACCAACTTCTTTATCCCATCTACGTCTTGATACTACAAAGGATGCGCTGTCTCGAAGTTCGACACCAAATCTTGTTAGCAAGTCTCCCTCACCTTCAAATCCATTTGTGTTTTCCAAATACATCTCAATTGGATACGCATTCTCATAGTAATTTAACGGATCCTCAACCAAAATACGATCCTCATTAAACGATGTTCTTGGGATATAATAGACTTCGAAACCATAGATTTGTAGGCATTCGATTATTAGATCTTCGTAGAGATTTTGTTCCGAGGCTCTGCCCATCGGAATGCCAGATTGAAAATAATGGTTAACTGTTGCCATAATTCTATAGACTTCTATTGACTTCGGTGTTAGTATATGCTATGAGGTTAGGTGATATTAAGTATCAACCTGTAAAGAAATCTACTGGTAATTCAAATCTAGATTGTATTTCAGTTTCAATTTTTAGTAATTCATCTTCTGCTTCATCATATATTTTACCACCATTTAAAACAACTCCTCCAGGAAGTTGCACTCCGTCAAATTTTTTCATATTTGTTCCCCATTGGCGCTTAATTAAAGATGTCGCATATCTTTTCAGGAACATATCGTTGTAAACATCTGTATATGTGTCTGGATCTAATATTCTCCACGCTTCAACAACGATATTACTTCCTGCGTCAACATCCGCGGCCCAGTCCATATCTATGTATAGACGATTCATATGGCGATTGAATCTAACAGGCTTTACGCCTACTAACGTTTGATTAATCAATTCCAATTGTTGTCTAACTTGCGTGTAATAAATCAAATCAGTAGACATTAAAGAATACAGATCATTAATTAAAATTTGATATCTAATGTCGAAAATATTTATCCCCGTTGATTTATTGCTAAAAGGTAAAACTCTTTCAACTCCAACAACTGCGTCTGGAATAGGAATATACAAATTGGTCAAATCTTGTTCAGTTACCAAATGCTTTAGGTAAACTTTTTCTACAGCATCATAATGATACTCTCTGTAGAATTGAAATGCATCATCAATACGATCTTCAAGCTGATCTTCATCCACATTGATTTCAATAACAGGAGCACCTAGTCGTCGTAGGCAATATTCCTTCAATTGTTCTCTAGATGTTATAGATGCCATTATTGTGTTACTCCTGGGTAAACAGTTACAATACCTTCAAAAATTTTAATAGCAACATTGCCTATATTTGCTTTAGCATCATATAAGTACCTACCATACTTTATATTTGCGGTTGTAGAAGCATTCAAACTTAATTGGACATTTCCTGTGCTGGCATCTATAACAGTAGCAGTTAAAGTTGCTGTAGCGTTTGCGCTTTTATAAGATTTGCGCATTTGGCTTCTAACAGTATATCCCGTTAAATCTACGGGAATTTTACTATTTGTAACGTATTGCAGATTAGCAGTAAATGTACTACCTTGGTCTATTACTAAATTTTTAGTTATTGCCATTTATTATCCGCAATGGTATGAGCAAGCAATTTGCTTAACTTCTGTGGGTGATGAGAATGTAACATTTTCTCTTGCCTTTGCTACAGTATAATTATGTAATAAATCATCATCTTGTTTCATACCTTTGCCCGGCATTAAAGATGTTGTTATATAATCTCCCATTTCAATGTTGCCATTTTCGCCGCATACATTAACTAAGCCTTCGCCTACGCTATTGATAAATACAAATTTATGCGTATCTACTAAAGATTGATAAATTGGATTTAATCTTTCATCCTTTACAATAGTAGGTGAAACTTCACTGTTAGCGGTATCTCCTATCGAAATATTCTCTATAATTTTTTCATATTCTTCAACTAATACATATGGGATATATTTTTCATATGGATATTCTCGCATAATGCCAAATACTGATTTTTGATTTATTTGTGTAGATTTTGTAACAATACTTATAGCATCACTTATATTTTTTGAAGCAACTATACGTACATCAACTAAAATATCTCCTATATCTACAGCCTCATTTAGTTCTATAAGTCCGTCGTGCGATCCTGTAAAATTTACAAAACCTTGCCCGTTTAAATTTACCGGCCCTTTTACGGCTTTGAAAGAATTGCCTTGGGCGTCTGCAACTCTTGCTGCTGCAACATTTGTTCCATTGAAATCGTTTTGAACTGCAGAAACTGCAACATCCCCATAGTTTCCAAGGAATGCTGAACTGTTCACTTGCCCGTTAGTATTATAAGCATTAAGAGCACCCGCATTGACTGTCCCACCTATGAAACCGTGCGTGTTAAAATTTTGGTTGCCAGCAGAATACGCACCGTAACGCATATTATAGAATGCCCCTGCCGTACCGGATCCTCTATTCGCCATGACCAGCCCAGGTTCGGTTGTTGCGCTTGCAGCAATTACCCCAAATTTACCGGCTGAAGTTACTTCAAATGCACCAACTGCACCAAAACCTGCAACATTTGTTCCTGCGCCAAAGCCAAATGTACCTGATCCTGCAATCGCTGCAGCACTTGCTTGAATTTTATCTGCAGTAATTGCTCCTGCTTGAATGGCGCCTGCAGTAATTGCGCCTACTGCAATTTTGCCTGCAGTAATTGCTAATGCATCAATTTTATCTGTAGTAATTGCGCCAGTTGCAATTTTATCTGCAACCACCGTCCCGTTTACCAGTATCGATCCATTAAATTGAGCTACAACAGATGTCCATGCCGATCCCGTATATACTTTGGTTTCTGAATAACTTCCTGAATGTAAAGTAACCTCATCTGTTACCCTAGGTGCACCCCCACCTGCAACTGCTATTGCGTTATTTGCAACAGCATCGCTCCATGAACCGGCTGCTGCAGATGTTCGAATACTTCCTCTTGTACCAGCTGTACCATTTGTGCCATTTGTTCCAGCAGTTCCCTGTGCACCTTGTTTTGCC